GACGAAAAAGGGGTTTACAAAGTCACCAAACTACGGTATAATACACCTATAATTTAAAAAATAAAGGAGTTAGATTATGAAAAAATTAGTTATTCACACCCAATATAAAGAAAATTACGGCGCCCACGATTGGGATGGCACGGGTGAATGTCCACAATACTGGAAATTCAAAGGTGGTTCTACTTACGTAGTTCCAAATATCCTAGGTGAATCCCCAGATATTCTTAACAGAGTTAGACCTCTTATCGAGTACGGTAATTATGGTTCTGAAGAATATATCCTCGATTATGAAATCGTTGAAAATAACGCTAAGGTTTGCGAAGATTGGGACTCTGTGACCCAGATCTTTATTACTGAAGATAAAGTCACAGCTTTAAGAGTTCACGATAACCGTGAAGATGGTTGGATGAGATCTGAGATCTTAGAAAAGACTGAGTCTTGGACTATGATGCCAGAAAGCGAAAGAAAAGGTTATTCCGCAACTTACTTAATGCGTGATGGCGATATCTGCGATGGCGAATCAGAACTTAAAAACTGGTTCGATACATGCGGTCAAGTGGAGGCTATATAATGAGAGTTAGTACATATTTAATGACCGTCGATCCTTTAGATGCAGGCGGTATGCTAGAATTAGAAACCGTTAGAACTGCTTTAAAGAAAGCAGGAAATGTATTTGGTCTCCATGTTAGAGGCAGAGGCCCAAGAAAAGAACCCGGTCTAAAAGACGGTAAAAATTATACATCGTATTTACCTCTTAGACATGCAACAAGATACGATGTTTATTTAAGGAGAAGATAATGGAAAGATTTTTAATTACAACTGAATCCTACATATATGCTAAAGACGAGAAAGCTGCAAAGTCACTCGCAGGATATGTGCAAGGAGTACAAAGAAAAAGATACGACAATCAATGTTGTGTCACTAGGTTAGAATCTGCCCCATTTGGTGGTGGTTTCTCAGATAAAAATTTATTAGAAGGAGAAATACTTTAATGATTCCACAGTCGAAGTATTTAGTAGAGAATAACAATGTTTATGGCGGTACGCAAAGAATTTATAAGTTTCCTAATGGATACGGTGCTTCCGTTATCCGTCATAAGGGATCTTATGGATTTAAGAACGGGCTTTGGGAACTCGCAGTCCTGGACGGCTCGGGTGCTCTTTGTTATTCTACACCTATTACAAATGATGTTATAGGACATCTGACTGACGAAGAAGTTATTTTGAAATTAAATGAAATTAGGGGTTTACAAACATCGTAAAATACGGTATAATACACCCCATAAAATATATTAATAAGGAGTTAATATGAATAGATTAGATCTAATCAAACAAGCGGCGCTAAAAGCCAAAGCTAAAAAACTAAACACAACAGTCGAAGAATTAGAATTCCAAGAATCAATTCGTAAACTGGATCAACGCAAAGCAGCTAAAAAAGAAGAAATGCGTCTTCATAAAAAATTAACAGCTGCTACTAAAAAAGCTGGTCATCAATCAGCAAGTTCTCTAGAATGTTTCTCACCAGAAAATATGTATTATTCAGATAAAGATACCGCTAGATTTCTAGAAGGTAGTTCTTATATGGATGCATACAACGCTAACAAATCAGCAGATGGTGATTACTAATGAGAGTGTTAGTAGAAAATTATGGAGATTGTAGAATATTCTATGATAGACCTTTTGGGTATAAAAGGTATCATGTCGAATGGCAAAATGGTTCACATGAGATATATCACGGAATATGGTATAATGAAAAAACTATCAGAGAAATCGTGGAGGCGAAATTAGAAAATGACACAATATGAAGATAGAGTCGAACAGCAAAGACTTAAAATAGAAGCTGAAGAATGGGCAAAGGGTGTTAAGACATTACATTCACATTCCCTAAATTCAATGTGGTACGATAATAGACCCCAAGATACTGAAGATGGTAAAAGGGTAATTGATCTATGCTACAACGACGGAAGTATTCGCAGAACACTATCAGACGGTGGTGTAATTATAATGGGAGACCAATTAAAAGGTCAAGAACTAGTAGAGTCTTACATTAAGCATCAGCAAGGATAAAGGGGGTTTACATACCTTAGAAATTATGGTATAATACATATTATGGGTACAACAAGTTTTTACATGGGTTCACTTAGATATGGACCATCAGGAAAAAGAAGAAAGAATCATGCGGCTAATCCTGTTAGAAAAAAGAAGCCAGTTTTTACTCCTATGAAGATAGATCCGATTAGGCAACAAAAAGCTCTCGAAGCACAAAAGCAAAGAGAAAAAGATAGAAAAGAATTCTTAGAAAGAATATCTAAAGTAAAAGATTCTATGGGCAAAAAAGAATCTCTCCAATATACCGGAGAAAGAAAATTAGTTGGTATTGCAACGATGCATAAATCAAATGCAGTACCTATCTTCGAAGACGATAAGGAACACGCTATAGATATAGCACGTATGAGAAGATGATAAATAACGGGGTACGTCACTCTTTAACTCCTTATCTTTCAGAATGTGACCTCTGCCCCAACCTTATAAATTATGGCAAGAATTAAGAAAATAAATAAAAAACGTATAGCGATGAGAAAGGATCGGGTTTCACTCGATGCTAAAATGATGGGGCAAGAACCTTTATTCTCAGAAGATCAACAAGAAGCTATATTAAAAGAGCAAGAAGACGGCCACGTTGGTCCTCTTTGGACACACGCTTCCCATTGGTATAATTATTTTTACGATAATAAAGATTATGTCCCATTTGCAATGGATTACTTAAAAGATGTTGAAGGCTGGGATGACGATAAAATAAAAATCTTTTGTAGATTACCTGATTGGAAAATAAGAAGGATTGGTAACATCGCCGTTGTTTGGTCCAGAGGTTATCAATATGCACCAGTCGTTAAAGAAAAATATCATAACATTGCAAACGAATTATTAAAAGAAGCTTCGCTATTAGAAGAAGAAAGAGTAGAAGCTATAAAAGAAAAACCTAAATTACCAAGCATACAAGAAAGAACAAAGGTCAAAGTACAAAATACAATATATGAAAATTTTGATGTACATGTTGTTGATGAATGGATGAATGGTAATTATAAAGTTAAATTTGATTGTTATTCTTTATTTAAAAACCATGGATTAAAAGGTAACGCTATAACTATTTTTAGAGATATGATTGACGATGATTATATTGTTCTAAAAGATGCGTATGAAAATAAATGCGATCAGGCAAAAGAAGCTTATGGTCATATTAAGAAAAGTGATAAAAAGAAAATGCTCAACGTATACGAAGATATATTTTCTGACCTAGATAAACTTAAAGATAGCTTTAAAGCGACTCGTAAGGCGCGTGTACGTGTGCCTAAGAGCAATGATAAGCAAGTATCTAAGTTAAACTATATGAAAGAACATATGGAATCTAAATTAACATCTATTGATCCGGTATTAATACCAGGCAAAACTAAACTATGGATGTACAATACCAAACAAGGAAAGCTAACCGAGTTCTTTACAGAAAGCGGATCGGGCTTTGAAGTTGTTGGATCTACGTTAAAGAATTTTGATCCTAAACTTAGCAAAGTTACAAAGCTAAGAAAGCCAGCTGATATACTTCCCCAGATATTAAACAAATCAGAATTCCAAATAAAGAAAATCTGGGCTGGATTAACAACAAAGATTTATGAACCCACAGGCAGAATTAATAAAGACTGTATAATTATGAGAGTAGTATAATGGATGTATTAGAAGAAAAGATTATGACTAAGAAAAGATTTAGTGCTGGCGTAGAAGAGTTAGTAGCTAAAAACAATATGTCATATATGGATGCAATGAATTTTATTATAGAGCAAAGAGGAATGGATTATGGAAACATAAAGAAATTACTTAGTGATTCTCTAAAAGAAAAAGTAACTGCAGAAGCACAAGGATTAAATCTAATCAAAGAAAAGAAAGGCAATACCTTACCGGTATGACCACAAATTCTAAACAGTGGCAAGAGAACTCAGATGGTTGGGTAAAAGCCACCGAAGAATCTAGAAAGAAAAAAGAAGAAAAGTTTTATTGCAACCATGGCGATTTTGAATGGTGCGATAATTGTTTAACCACCGTTGATGGCGAGAAACTGGAACCAGTATGACACAACCATTTGATGCTTATAGTATGTACAATGCTCTTAAATTACATTTCGAGCAAGACAGTTATGATGCAATTAAATATAATTTTAAATCAAATGTAACACCTAAATCATTCTTTGCTAGAAAAGATAAATACTTTTTTGCCAAATTAGCTAAGACTTATGATGATAAACTATTACAATATTATATAGCTAATTTTAAGAATGGAGTTAGTTACGTTGGGGATATGCTAAATGAAGGTGGTGAAAGTAACTTTAAAGAACATATGAAAGTTCGCGAAAGCATACATCGTGAGTTTCAAAAAGATATAAATACTTTAATAGATATGGATAAAGAGTTTGATAGCTTCTTTGAAGCAAAACAAACCCATCCATTGATAATAAAATTATTGATGAGAGAAGAAATCAATCTGGAAACAGTTGCCATTCTCGATTCAATATTAGGGTTTATGGATCGTGAAGGATCTAAGATAACTGAAACAATTATTTGGCCAGATATCTATAGAAAGGTCATGAAATATAAACCATTTGTAGACTTTAATAAAGCTAAATGTATAGACATTATCAAAAAAGGGTTTACAAAACCATAGAAGTGTGGTATAATATACTTAATTATATTATGGATAAAGTGGATAATTCAACAATACAGTGTACATGGAGAAATAAAAATGTCATTTGAAAACTTAAAGAGCGCACGAGGCTCGTCTATCGACAAACTCGTAAAAGCAGCAGAAGCTGTATCCACACCAAAAGCTGATAACTCTTCTTATGAAGATAACAGACTTTGGAAACCTACCAGAGACAAAGCAGGAAATGGTTACGCGGTAATCAGATTCTTACCTGCCAAAGAAGGTGAAGATCTTCCTTGGGTAAGATACTGGGACCACGGATTCAAAGGTCCAAACGGTCAATGGTATATTGAAAAATCTTTAACCTCTATAAATCAACCTGATCCTGTATCAGAGTCGAATACGGTTCTTTGGAATACTGGTAGAGACGAGGATAAAGCTTTAGCTAGAGAAAGGAAAAGAAGATTGCATTATGTATCTAACATTCTCGTAATTAACGATCCTGAAAACCCTCAGAATAATGGGCAGGTAAAACTTTACCAATTTGGTAAAAGAATATTCGACAAAATTATGGATGTAATGCAACCACAATTTGCCGATGAAAATCCTGTAAACCCATATGACTTCTGGGAAGGTGCTGAC